CGTTAAACTTGCTGCTGCTAACCTCTCTATTGATGATGAGGACTTTAAAGACAATCTATATATCACTTATGCAGCCGTTGCTAAGTCTATGATTAATACTCACTTCGCTAACATGGAAGGTACAGACCTACTTAAGCTTTCAGATGATGAGCGTGAAATGCTTATCAAAGCAGGGCTAGAGTTTCCTAAAGATGAGAACGGTGATATGTCTAACCAACTAGAGATTATCTGGGACACCGCACGTGCTACCTTTGACTTTGAAGTAGACCCTGAACAAGACAAGAGCACTGATGATGCAGAGAAGCTCGAAGGACTCATGCGAGTTGCTGAACTTATCTCTAACCCTGCAACGATGCAAGTACTTGCTACAGGTCAACCCATTATGTTAGGCGAGAAGAAGCTTAACCCAGGTGAGCTATTTGGTGAGATTGTTTCCCTCACTTCTGATAACGATAAAATCCTTACTGATGTTACCCCTGAAGATGAGATGGCTCTGCAAGGACAGATGCAACAACAAGCTATGGCTGAACAACAAATAGCTCAACCAGTAGAAGATATGCAACCTGAACTACCACAAGAACAAATGCAAGAGTTACCACCCGAGTTACCTGTTGAGATGATACAAGAAGAACCTGACATGACCGAGGAGGAAGCGTCTAACGTACAAGCAATCATGGATGAGTACGGTGTCGATGAAACAACTGCATTAACTGCACTCGCAGCAGAAGCTCAAGGTTTACCAATAGAAGATATTATTCCAGTACTAGAACAGTACGGGCTTGAACAACAAGGAGGCCAACTATGAACGAGAAAAGTCTACCCTACAAAAGTCTACCCTACACAGGAGGCTCTAGTGCTTCATTCGCTAGTGACAAAGCTCTACAAGTAGCCCAAGCACAAGAAGCTAAGAAGCGTGAGAATGCAGACAAGCGTGCTAAGTTGCTCCCATCAGGTGATATTGTATCTGCTGAAATTCAGAAAGAGATTGATGAACTACGAGTGATTGACTTCGTACAAGTGAAGGCTGCTATTGCTGTAGGTAATAACGCTTTAGAGATTGAGATACTTGCTAACGAGAAAGCTATTGAAAAGCTAAACCAGCTAAAGACTCGCCTTACTAACATGTTGAGGGATAACAAAGAATGAACGACACAACCCTAGAAGAACCACAAGAACCTGTTATCGAATACTCGGTTGATATTAGTAATCTTCCAAGTGTGAAACATGTATGGGTAGACCGTGGTGAAGTAATGAGTTGTGAGGGAACAGGTCATCCAAGCCATCGACACTTTAAAGTGAGGAAGAGCAGAACATAAGGTACTTGCGATTGGGTTATGAAGCTCGTAGCCCAATCGGATTTCCCTTAATCCAACGCTCACATCGTTAACTGTAGAGGCTCGTCACCTATTCAACGACAGATAAAGACAAGGAGAAAATATGGAAGACGAACAGTCAACCGACGTAGTGGTTCAAGAAACCGATTTAAGCGGTATCAATGACATCAACTTTGATGAGGAGAGTGAAGAACAATCCGAAACTACGACCGATGAGCAATCAACGGAAAAGGCAGAAGAGACTGAATCAGAAGAGCAATCTAATGATGAAGAAACTGATGCAGATGACACAGAGACAACCGAGGACGCAGAGGAAACTCAGGAAACCGAAGAAGTCGAACAGTCTGATGAGGAGAAGCGTAAGGCCTTTAATCGCGAACAGGCCGAGAAGCGAATCCAAGCAAAACAGCAACGGGAACTTTCTATTAAGGAACAACAAGACAACTATCTTGCTGAAGCTGAAGATAATCGTGACCTGGCTCTCAGACAACTACAAATTGATGCATACACCAACAAGGTAGATGCCAACACCAATAAACTCACTAATGGATATGAAAAAGCAATAAAAGACTTTGACGTACTCAGTAGTGATAACCCAGTAGTACGAGCAAGGATTGATAGAGCAATTGATGCTTTCCAAGCTAAGCACGTAAAGCTGGATGGTTACGGTAACCCTGTAGATGTAAGCGGAGACTTGTACCAATATTTACAAGAAGAAGCAGAATCTATCAGTAGTCTTACTGGAATAGGCGCACGACAACAGGTAGAGAACAAGGGACGAGAGAAATCAAAGACCATGCAAACTCCTAATCGTTCACCTAAACAAAGTAAAGACCCACTCATGGACTCACTTCTTTCAGACTAAGGAGAAACACTATGGCAGTTATGCCTTTTGCTGCAAAGCATCTCAAGGTGATTGACGAGAAGTACTTCACTAAAGCGAAGACTGACCTCATCATCAACAAAGGTATTCGTATTGAATTTGACGGAGTACGCTCTGGTACTATTTACAATACAAGTACAGTACCCGAAGTAGACTACATTCGTAACGGTAACAACCGATTCGGTCAACTTGTCGAACTTGCACTAGGTACACAAACCTTTACTCTTTCACAAGACAAGGCATTTACCTACTCAATCGACCGTGGTAACTACGCAGACAACATGATGGTTACAGAAGTTGGTTCAACTATTAAGCGACAAGTTCGTGAAGTTTCTGTACCTAACACTGACAAGTACCGTCTTGCAACTCTTCAAGCTTACGCTATTGCGAACGGTTTGAATGACACAGCAGGTAACGTTACAACAAGCAACTCATACGGTCTATTTACTGACCTTGTAGCTACACTATTCGACGCAGAGCAAGTAGACGGTGCAAACCTCGTTGCTTACATGTCACGTGCTACTTGGAACTTACTACGACGTAACACTGAGTTTAAGCTTGCTTCTGACGACGCTTACGCTGATGTTAAGAGTGGTGTTGTAACTGAAATTGACGGTGTAAAGATTGTCCCAGTACCTAACGGCTACCTACCTGCAAACACAGCATGGTTAATCGTTGCTGATGACGTTCTTATTGCTCCAACTAAGTTCAACATGATTCGTACTTTGACAGAAGTTCAAGGTATTGATGGTTGGGTTGTCGAAGGTCGTCGTTACTACGATGCATTCATCCCAACAAACCGTGGACGTGCAATGCGTGTTCACATGACCGCCTAATACTAACGAATATAAAGGAGTATTTTTATGGCTGACGCACTAAAAAAGATTGACCCTAAAGAATATAAAGGCTCAAGTCCTGAAGTTTCAGAAACAGACGCATTCAAAGGTGTCTACGTTTTCCAACCTAAGGATGAATTTGATAACAACGACGGAGAGAAAGTATACCTCGAAGCTCTCAACGAACCACAAGCACAGGCGTTTATTCACCTAGGTTTCCGTGGTGCAAGTGAAGCTGAGACTAAGGAATACCGAGACTCTGCTAAGAAAAGTAATGACGAAGCTAAAAAAGCTGAATCTGAAGAAAAGGCTTAACACATGACTCTTAACAAAGATTTCAACCGTTCATTAGCCAATGTAACAGGTAATAAAACTCTTACAGCAGCTGATAGTGGTATCGTTCAAGTAGTTAAGGCAGATGGTGTAGTTATTACCCTTCCTGCTACTGCTGCTGACGTTACATTCACTATTCGTAACGGTTCTACATACGATGGTCAATACGCATTTACAGTTGCTCCTGCTGCTGCTGATGGTGTAACTGGTAACGGTTTCACTGCTGCAATCAACAAAGCAATCGTAAGCTCAAAGGCAACTTCACGTGCTGCTGACGAATTTACAATTAGCGGTACTGGTACAACTGGTGCTACTGGTTGGATTTTCCAAGAAGTTATCGGTACGGTTACCCGAGCTGCCTAGTTAATAATCGCTGAAGCCCTTGCATTATCATACGTCGCTCATAGTTAGCCAGAACGTAGCAAGGGTGGAAGCACCTAATACAAGAAAGAAAACTTATGGCTACAAGCAATTTATCACTATACCGTGGCGTAGCTTACGCAATGAACTATACCCATACGTCACCTCTCACAGGTGGTACGGTTTACTTTACTGTTAAGCCAAACGAATACGACTCAAACCTCACAGACAGCGATGCGACACCTAAGAAGACTATTACTACCTTTACAAATGGTGGTTTAACAGCCTCATGGACACTTACCGACCTTGATATGTATATTGAACCAGGCAAGTATTACTACGACATTATTGTTGAAGGTGCAGACAAGCTAGCTCTTCCTCCAATATTTGAAGGACAATTTAAGGTATTGGGACATGTTACTAATAGGAACGTCGGTAACGAATAATGGCTGACACGATAAACTTTACTGCAATTGAGGGAACGAATGAGATTAACTTTGATGCCTCTGGTTCTATTGTTGATGCAGTGCAGTTTATTGGTACTGTTAATCAGACAGGCCCAGCAGGCGCTAAAGGCGATACGGGTGTTGGTGTCCCTATCGGGGGAACAACGGGACAAGTATTATCTAAGATAGATGCCACTAACTACAATACCCAATGGACTACTGTTAGCACACCCAGTACAGTATGGGGAGGTATTACTGGTACTCTTTCAGACCAAACAGACCTACAAACATCCTTAGACTCTAAAGTACCTCTTACTCTCGTTACTAACCGTATCTACGGTACGGCAACAGCTGGTGTACAGACTACCTACGGACTTGCCCAGACAAACGCTACTGCATCGAGCATACCTCTTAGAACAACTGGCGGTAACCTTGTTATTAACACCACTCCAACAGCTGGTAACCACGCTACCTCTAAAGACTATGTAGACTTATTAATTGCAGCACAAGTAACCGCAGTCACCTCTACAGATAACGCTGTCACTCGTTTCGATGGTACTGGTGGTCAAGTTCAAAACTCTCTCGTTACTATTGATGACACGGGTATTATTAATACTCCGAGTAACTTACTAGCAGCAGGTAGTATTAATGCAGGTGGTGCAGCACTAACAAATGTACGTTCTACATTCTACGCAGGTAACCCTGCCGTCACTGGTCAAGTCATTAAGGCAGCCGCAAGCCAAACTGCTAGTCTTACTAAGTGGCAAGACTCAGCAGGTGTATCAATAACTGAAATAGCAGCAGATGGTAAGCTAGTATTTACAACTGATGTGAACTTATACCGTAGTGCCGCAAATGTATTAAAGACAGACGACGCCTTTATAGCAACTGGAACGATAACGACTTCTGCCGGTTTCGTAGGTTCACTCGCAAGCGCTACAAACCTTCCTGTCACAGGTATTAATGCAACAGGTACACCTTCTAGTACAACTTATTTAAGAGGTGATGGTACATGGTCAACCCCTGCAGGTGGCGGTGGTTCTGGTATTACACGAAGCGTTACCAATACATCTGCTAACTATGTTATGGGTTCATCTTCACTAGTTGATTACACTTACCTAGTAACTGGTGCACACACAGGAACGCTTCCAGCAGCATCAGGAAATACAAACGTCTACACTATCAAGAACAAACACACGGCTACCGTACAGGTCACTAGGGCAGGCTCAGATACTATTTATGGGGATGTAGCAGGGCTTACGACTATAGATTTACAGCCTGGAGAGTCAATTGATTTAATAAGTAACGGCACAGCCGAATGGAGTATAATTTAATGTCATTCTTACCTCTCAAAGTATTTAGGCGAGATTCCGACGCAACACTTGGTGCAGATGGAGACGCACAATCACTTTATAATAACGCAATCGGTAGGTTGAAGGTTTCGCAAACTCCTGCTGCCTATTCACCAGTAGTAGGAACGATAACAACCTCTACTTCTACAGTATCAGCTGATGTATCTCGTGCAGGTTCAGCAACTATTATGATTACTGGTACATATGCTGGTATTAACATGACATTTGAAGCATCAACAGATGGTACAACATTCGTAGCTTTCCCGGTTCAACCTATTTCTCTTACTAACACACTCGTTACATCAACAGGTGTTATTGCGAGCCAGACACTTGCATGGGATGCAACGCCACTTCTCGGTATTACTACTATTCGTGTGAGGGCAACAGCCTACACCTCTGGTACGGGAAACATTACCATTATCCCGGGTGCAGTAGCCGTAGAGAATGCAGTACAGGTAAACGGTACAGTTGCAGTCACTCAATCTACAAGCCCATGGTCAACTCGTGAAGCAGTAGCAGGTACACCTGCCACAACCCAGGTAACGCCGACTACTACAAGCACTACCTTAAAGGCAGCCAATGCAGCTCGTAGGCGCTTGATACTATCTAATGAAGGAACCTCTGATTGTTATGTCGCTTATGGCGCAACTGCTTCAGCAGCAGCTCATGCTTATATTGTCCCTTCGGGTGGTACAGCTACTATCCCGGGTGAAGAGTATAGCGGTATTGTAACAGGTATATGGGTGGCTACGGGTGGAAACAACATGCAAGTCACAGAAACCACATAATTTTAAGGTCGAATTAAAAAGGAGACGGTCTAATGCCTCAAATTAACGGACAACCAGATGCAACAACAACAAGTAAAGGGAAGATACAGCTTGCAGGAGACCTAACAGGTTCATCAGCATTACCTACGCTAGCTACAACCTCTATTAAATTAGGATACGCACAAATTACGTCTGATTTCACTACAACTTCTGCTACAACTGTACAGGCTACAGGACTATCGGTTACTGTTACTGTACCTGCTGGAGGACGTAGCGTTAAAATAACTGCATGGACAAACTATCTTTATAACTCAACTGCACTTCATAATGCAAGAATGAGCATTTGGGATGGAGTTGTTGGAAGTGGTACGCAAATATCACAAGCATCTGCATATTCAATAAATAACGGCACAGGAAATCAAGCTACTGCTATTGCTTTTTTTACCCCTTCTGCCGGTTCAAAAACTTACAACGTTGGCCTACAAAGTGACAATACATTCACAGCGGGAATATCTGCTGCAGCAACATACCCTGCATTTATTCTTGTTGAGCTAATATAAGGAGTACAATATGCCAGATATATCACCATCAAACACACCGAGTAACGCCCTGACAACTGAGATGCTCAGCGACACAGTACCAATGGTTGATGACCCAAATAAAGTACCAACATCA